TGAGTTCTCGTGTCGGGTTTTTCGCGGCGGCTGGCGACGGGAAACGTACACGCACGGGGGTAAACCATGAGGCACGATGCCAAGACGCGCACATCGGCGCTGCGCTATCTGGTGAGAGCCAACGACGGCGACGGTATCAACTGGTCACAAGCAAAGCGTGACCTCGGCATCTGTCGGCCGACGCTGCAGCGGTGGTGGAAAGAGGCACAAGCGGGCAACGTCGCCAGCATTGAGCCCGAGCCGACGTCCTCGAGCGGCAGCAGCGACCTCGATCCCGTCGCGATGCTGGACAGCCCGCGTGCGTCGGATGTCTGGGCGGCGCTTTTCGTGCAAATCGACAAGGACATCACCGAAGCGCGTAACTTCGGCTCGATGGGCTCGGTCCCGGCCTGCCGGAAACTGCAGATCGACCTCTACGAGCGAGTGCGCGCAGCTCGGGCCGAAGAGGGCTCGTCCGTCACGATGACGGCCGAAGAGGTCGAGGCCAATATCAGGCGGATGGTGCGGCAAGTGTCGCCACGGCATGCTGCGGTCATCGTCGAGGAGCTCGCGGCTCGGCGGCTGGCGTGAACGCCCGGCACGAGTTCGGGCGGCACTTCGTGCACGCTGGCGACAACCTCGAGCTGTTGCGCGGGTTGCCTGATTGCAGTGTCGATGCCGTGGTAACCGATCCCCCGTATGGGCTTGGGCGTCAGCCGGATGCGGTGGCGATGCTGCGGGACTGGATGACGACGGGCCACCATGACGTCAAGGGCTCGGGGTTCATGGGGCGTCACTGGGATGCCTTCGTGCCGCAGCCGTCGCTGTGGTCGGAGGTGCATCGGGTGCTCAAGCCGGGCGGGCATCTGCTCGCGTTTTTCGGCACGCGCACGTATGACGTCGGGACGTTGGCGATACGGCTCGCGGGCTTCGAGGTGCGCGATTGCCTGATGTGGGTTTACGGCTCGGGCTTCCCTAAGTCGCACGACGTATCATCGGCGCTTGATCGCGAGCTCGGCGCGGTGCGAGCAAAGGTCAGAGTGGATGCGGGCATCGTTCGCAATCCGAAAAGCGTCAACGGCGAGCACGGTATCGACGGCGGGGATCGTCCGTGGATGCAGCAAGCGCGCGAAAGGGGCTACCATGAGAAGGATGGACCCGACGCAGTTACCGACGCTGCAAAGCAATACGACGGCTGGGGCACGGCCCTGAAGCCCGCGTGTGAGCCTATCGTGATGGCACGCAAGCCCCTGAGCGAGAGCAGCATTGCGCGCAATGTGCTGCGCTGGGGCACGGGCGGGATCAATGTGGGGGCTTGTCGTGTGGGCACGGATGGCGGCACGTGCCGAGATGGTAAAGGCACAAAACCAAATGATGCTGGCTGGCAAAACATGCGGGGGCATCGGGTTGCACTGCTAAACGCGGGACGCTGGCCAGCCAACCTGATCCACGACGGCAGCGCGGCGGCCGTGGCGGGGATGCCTGAGACGGGGGCGGGCCAACACCCAGCAAGCAGCGGAAAAAGCACGCCGGGAGCCAGCGGGACAATGGGCGGCGGGTGGGCCGGATTTCAGAGGCCGCACGCACGCAACACCGACGGCGGATCCGCCGCGCGCTACTTCTACAGCGCGAAAGCATCGCCACGCGAGCGAGCGGGCACACGACACCCGACGGTCAAGCCCCTATCTCTGATGCGGCATCTCGTGCGGCTCGTGACGCCGGCCGGGGGCGTCGTGCTTGATCCGTTCCTGGGCTCGGGCACGACGATGATCGCAGCCGATGTCGAGGGCTTCACGCTATACGGCGCTGAAGCGGAGCACATCGACGATATACGCACGAGGTGGGCTGCCCGGCGTGACATCGTGGCGGCGTCCGACGGTGTGCAAGCGTCGCCGGCCGAAGAAGTGAGCGAGAAACAGATCGCGATGTTCGGGGCGTCATCGTGATTTTGGATGCGCTGCACGATGCGCTGGCGCTGGATGCGTCTGACCCGTGCGCGGCGCTTACGTGGTCGGATTGGCAAAAGGCGTTCTTGGCGGACGGCTCTCGGTTCCGTGTGGCGCGGACAGCTAACCAGATCGGCAAAACTTGGGTGTCTACGGCTGACCTCGTGATGGAGCTGCGCGGGGCGAATCCGTATCGGGCTCGGCGGTATCGCGGGCCGGTGTATGCGGGGTTCATCGGTGAGAGCATCCAGCAGATGAGCCAAGCGGGCGGGCCGCTGGAAAAGCTCTGGAACATGATCCCGCCCGGCGAGGTGGATCCGCGTATCCGCTTTGAGGCCGGGCGCGGCATCTGCGGCGTTAAGGATCCCGTGATCCCGTTCGTGTATGGGCCGGCTGCGGGCTCGGTCATCCAGATCCGCACCTACCAGCAGCGGCCGCAGTCGCAAGCGGGCGCCACGTGGCATTACGCATACTGCGACGAGCCGATGCCCGAGCGCATCTATTCGGAGGTTGTGGCGCGGCTCGTGGCGCATAGCGGGAACATGACCTGCACCTTTACGCCTACACCTTCGATGCCTGACCAGGCGTGGTTACGCGAGCTCGTGACGTCGGGCGTATTCCACGAGCATCACGCGACGATGACCGAGAAAAACGCGTGGCCGTCGGGCTACCTTCGGCCGTTCCTATCGACGTCGGAGATTGAGCAGTACGCCGCGAGCTTGCCCGAGATTGAGCGGGCCATGCGCATCGAGGCGAGCTGGGATCCGATTGTTACGGACCGCTGGTTGACCGGCTTCGGGCCGTCGAATGTGCAGCCGTTCAACCTTCACGACATCCCGCCCGGTGCTTTGCTGGCGGTGGGCATCGATCACGGGCTCAAGGCGGGCAAGCAGGCGGCCGTATTGGTGGCGGCGCTCAAGGGCGAGCACGGCCGGGCCTGGGTCATCGACGAAGCGACCAGCGACGGACACACGACGCCCGAGCAGGATGCGCGGTCGATCATCGACATGCTCGAGCGGCACGGGCTGAAATACGAGCACGTCGACGAATGGGTCGGGGATCGTGCAGCCAAAGAGGGGCGCATCATCAAGCAGAAGTCGAACGGGGCTTTGCGGCGGTATCTGGCAGCGGTGGCGGGGCTACCCTACGAGCGCACGCGCTGGATTGTGACGCCGCACAAGTACGCGGGCTCGGTCGCGGCCGGGCTGCGGCTGATTAACGTGCTAAGCAGTCGGCGCGACTTGCTGGTGCATCCACGTTGCGAGCGGTTTATCAAGGCGTGTGAGGTCTTTAGAGGCGCGAAGGATGACCCGGTAAAGGATATACTTGACGCGGGCAGATATGCGATAGAGCGCGTGGTCGATGGCGTGCAGGTTGGGCGCATCAAAGTGAGGGCAGCATGATTGGGCCGTTTTATGAGGTGTTCCCTGACAGCGAGCAAGCCCGCGTGCGCGACGGGGCATGCCGTTACCAGCTCCTCCAAGAAGATGCCGACGCATTGGTCGAGGATTGGATCGGGCAATACGTGCCGCCCGACCGCACATCGACGTGGGGACCACCGGACACATCCAAGGTTCCTATCGTGACCGTCGCCCGAGCGATGAGCACGCCGGGGCATTACGGACGCGAACCGCGCATCGTTGGCGATGCGGGAGACTTGGCGGGCATGCTGCGGGCGGCCGGCTGGGCGTCGAAGATGCAGTCGGTGGAATATCTCGCGTATGGGATGAACACGTGCGGCTTGCTGCCAAGCTGGTCGGATGACCTGGGGCGGCTTGTGCTGGCGGTGTGTCCGTCGCATCTGCTGTGGTTCGATGCGCACCCGGACGACCCTACCGTCGCAATCGTGCAGCGGCGGCTACAGGTGCGGCACGTGATGGGCGAGGATGTGCTCGCGTGGGATGTGTGGGACGTTACCGACCCGGCTTCGCCGGTGTTCCGCATCGTCAAGGCAGACCGGCGCGGCGATTACGGCGACGACATTACCGAAGAAGTGACGGGCGCGGGGCCGCTGGTCGGCGATGCCTACCCCTACCGAGACGCGGCCGGGCGGCCCTTTGCGCCTATCGTGCTGTATCGCACGCACGATGACAGCAGCATGTGGTCGTGGCATCGGGGCAAGGGCGCGTTTCGGGGCTCGTTGATGGCGGTGCTTTACAACACGCATGCGGGAAAGTGCGCCCGAGACGCCGTGTCTCAAGGCGGCTTGGTTTTCGACGCAGAGCCGGTGGGTGGTAACGTCGGATACGACGGCACCGGCCGGGGCGTCGTGAGCATCGACTTCGAAGCCGGCGATATTCTGCACTATCGCAGCACGGGCGCATCGCAGCCGAGCTATCGGGAGTTGAAGCCGGGCGCGAATCTTGCAGAGGTGAGCGCGTTCGCGGCTCAATACTCGGCAAGTGTGGCGGTCGAGATGGGCGTAACTCCAACCGATGCCGTGCGTGTTGGGGCCAATCCGATGAGCGGCGTCGCCATACACCTGACGAACGCGGCGAGACGCGAAGAGCAGCATCGGATCGCGCCGCTGATGCGTGCGTCTGACCTCGAGCTTTTCGCCCGCGTGGCGGCGCTTGCCTCGATGGCGGGCGATGCCATGCCGGCGGTCGGGTATGACGTTGACTATTACGAGATCCCGATGAGCCCGGCCGAAGAGAAAGACCGACGAGACGCGACGACCTGGGCAATCCAGACGGGGCTACAGTCGCCGGTGGATGCCTATCTTGAGCGGCATCCGTCGCTGACGCGGGACGAAGCGCGGGCCGAGCTGGCACGCATCCGGCGCGAGATTGACGACCTGGGGGTAACTGATGAGTGACGAGCCCAAGATCGAGAGAAGCGGCAATAAGCTGATCGTTGACGGGGTGGAGTACATCCCGCGAAACATCATGCTTGAGCGCGTAGCGGCGAAACAAACTAAGCTTGATGAAGCCGTGCGACAGCGAGACGAAGCGCGCACGCTCGCCGAAGAGGCCAAGGCGGCGGCGGCCGGCGTTGATGCGCTGCGGGCAGAGTACGACCAGTATCGCAGCGGCATCGAGCAGAGCGCAGCTTTTCGGGCAGTGGGGCTGGATGGCGACGAGCACGAGCAGGTACGAGCGCGGCTGCTTCGGTTTCATGGTGCCGACTTGGCCGAGCTCGGCGACGATGACGAGCGGCCGACGCTGGCGGCGTGGCTCGATGCGCAGCGGGCCGATCCTGTCATCGGGCATCTTTTGCCGGCGTCACCGGATAGCACGGGCGATTTACCCCCGGCGGCCGATGCCGTTGCGTCTGATCGTGGTTCGGTGGCGTCGGCTTCGGCGCGGGTAGCCCCTCGAGTCGGCGGCGGTCGCGAGCCAGCACCGCAGCGGCGCATGAGCATGCAGCAGCTACAAGCAGAGCACCGCAAGTTGCTTGCGACGGCTGGGCAGATTCGGGACCCCGGCGAGAAGGCTAAAGCCTATGAGGCTGCCCGAGAGCTGCTCGCGTCGCATCGTAGGGGCTGACGATGCCGCGCGTCTATGTGCCGACGGTCGAGATGCAGCGCATCGCCGAGCGCGTGCTGGAGCTGCGGGCATCGTTGCCGCCGTCACGGCGTGCGGGCACTGACGTGGGGCTGGCGCGGGCTCGGGACATCGCGAACCGGCGGCCGCTGGCGCTGCACACGGTCGTGCGCATGGTTGCCTTTTTCGCGCGTCACGGTGCAGCACCGGGCAGCGCGGAAGCTCGGCAAGACCAGACGAGCAAGGCTGCCCAGGCTTGGGCGCTCTGGGGCGGCACGCCCGGCCGTGTATGGGCTGGCGACATCGTGCGGCGGGCTCGGCGGCGGCATCGTGACCTGCTGGCACGCGCACGGGCAGCGCGGACAGATGACGAGCGGGATCGGTTGCTCGATGAGGCGCGGGCGCTGCTCGCCGAGCTGCGCGGTTGACGTCTAGCGGGGCAGCGTGGTAAGGCCATAGAAACAGCCCGACCCGCGCCCCCCAGAGCCGTCAATCTGTTGTATGTGGCTGGGATGACTGATGTTCCCCCACTACATACGGAGATGCCTCGATGGCTACCCTCAATGCGCCTATTCGGCATGCTGACTCTGAGTCCGTTCTTGGCCAGTCCTTCGATTACCTCGGGCTCGCTGTCCTGCAGCAGCTTACCGAGCGGTTCGATGTGCTCACCGGCCCTATGGCAACCTTTCTAGGCGACCTCGCGGGCTCCGGCTCCGATACGCTGCGCATCCGTAACGCCACCGGCTACGGCTACGCGGGCAGCTTCACGGCGATGTCTTCCGAGACTCAAGCCATCACGGCGAGCTCGGTTACGGCCAACTACGATGCCTTCACGGTGAGCCGTAACGGCATTGCCTACGAGAGCACCTTTCAGCGCGATGCCCTCGCGTCTGACGGCATCACAATCGACGCTCTGGCGGCGTCCATTCCGCAAGCATGGGCTTCGCTGCTGCGCTCCAAGGTCTGCACCGTCGGTGCGGCATTCAGCACCAACAAAGCCGATGCGGCGGCGACGCTTGACGTTGACGACCTGATCAATCTCCGTGCGGGCTACGAAGAGACGGCCGGCTACGATATCGCGGTTCACGGCAATCCGTTCGTGATGCTTCACCCGGTGCAGATCTCGCAGCTTCGCTCGTCTATCCGCAGCGAGACGGCGCTGCAGATGCCCGACGCTTTTGAGGCCTATCAGCGCATCCAGTCGGCTACCGGGCTTCGGTTCCGCTTCCTAGATATGGATGTGTACGGCTCGGCTGACGTTAGCCTGTCTGGCGGCGATTACTACGGGTTCAGCTCCGTGCGCGGCGGTATCGGCTTCGTGGTCGCAAGCACCGCGAACATCATGGTGCCGACTGGCGTTGACGCCGTGCGCGTACCCGAGTTCGGGCTGCTCATCACGAAGTCGGCCGACGGTTCGCAAGCGTACAACCGCGTTGACGCGAATGCGTGGCTCGGTGTCGCGGCCGCTTCGTCGACTGTCGCGCCTCAGTTCCTGATGCAGTCGAACGCGACCTGATGATCACGCCGGGGCTACCCGGCACGCCTGACCCGAGCGTATCGGGTCGCTTTACTAGGGGGTTCGTATGCCGTTGCCCAGTTCGTCTGGCTTAGGTGGTGTTTCCGGGATTGAGCGTCTACGCGCCAAGCCAAATGCACCGTTTTTCCTTATTCATTTCCCGCATGAGGCGGGCGGCTGGTCTGTCGAGTCTGACGGGCTGGACGGGCCGACCTGGGTTCCTGACCTGCGGCCCTATGCTCTGGTTCCGGGCTGCGGCGGCGTGCGTACCCTCGAGCGCGGCGAGCATGCCGCGGCGGCATACGAACAAGCGATCCTCAATCTGCAGCGGCGGGGCGCGGCGGTGTATCTGCCCGAGTCGCCGACGATGCAGGTGACCGAGGCCGAGCATCTCCCTGCGGGCGTGCCGGCTGGTCCGTATATCCGGCAAGTAGAGACGGACACTATCCCCGACGGACACGCGGCCGGCGTGCCGTTTTACCATCTCGCACACGAGCAGATGAGCAACGGGCGCACGCCGACGGCACCACATAAGCGCGTGCTCGATGCTGCGGCGTGGAATCGGTGGCGAGTCGCCCTCGTTGACGCCGGGCACATCGCGGCGCCAGCAGACGACGTGATCGCCGAGCGCATCGAGCAGCAGCGGCGGAAAGTCGGCAGCGCAGCTCGTGACACGCGGGCGAATACCGAAGTGCGAGCGGCAGCCGTTCAGACGCAATCAGACCGGCTCGCAGCGATGCAGACCGCCCGCGTACCGGGCAAGATGCCCCCTCCCAAGGCTAAAACCACGAAGCGCACGAGGGCTACGGCATGAGCTACAAGAAGAAGTCACCACAGCAGGTGCGTGCAGCGGTCGCGGAATCGCTGCGGAAGACAACCGGCATTAGCCGGGAAGCAGCCAACAAACGAGTCGCAAGCGTGCTCACACGTCGCGACAATAAAGGAAAGAGGTGATCTATGGCCGGCAACATTACGGCGAGTGACGTGTGGGCAGCAGTCAGCGGCGGAAAGCGTATTGCGCTGCCGAACACCTTCAGCATGGAAACCCTCTCGGACGACCTGACGCTAGATGAGTCCTACGGCAACATCATCGCCCTTGACCCGGGCGGCTCTGCTCGTGATGTGACCCTCCCGGCTGCGGAGCTCGGCGCGATCTATCTCATCGTCAATACCGCCGACGCGGCCGAGACGATCACGGTCAAGCGTCCAGCGGGAACGACGGTGACGACCTGCGCGCAAAATCAGGCGGTGCTCATCTCGGGCAGCGCAACCGATTGGGTCGGGGCCGCCACTTTCGTGACGGCCTGATAGATGCCGATACCGTCGCAAATTGGGCACACCTACCGCGTGCGAGCTGCCGTTGTGCTGGCTCGCGGGCGTGCGTACACGACCAGCATCGAAACGCGCTTGGGCGGGGCTCTCGTGGCTCCAAGCTCGGGCACGTATACGCTGGTAGGCCCTGACGGTGCGACGGTATCCACTGGCGCGATCTCGGTTGTCTCCGATGTCGCGACGTATTCGATCCCGGCTGATGACCTGCCGGATACGCTGCCCTATGGCGGCGGGTATCGCGAACGATGGGATCTGACCTTCAGCGATGGCACGGTGACGGTTGGACAGCGGCCGGGCTACCTGGCACGAGAGCCGATCTATTGCCCGACGACACAAGCAGACCTCGAGCAACGGATACCGGGGCTGGCGTCGCTGCTGGGCACGAGCACGACCAACCTGCAGGGGTTCATTGACCTGGCGTGGGCTGACACGCTGGAGCGGCTCGTGATGGGCGGGCAATGGCCTGATGCGATTGTTGACGTTGACAGCCTGGCGCCCGGCGTGCGCGAGCTCGCATTGGCATATACTTTTGATGCGTTTGCGACGGCATCACCCGACTATGCCGACATGGCGACACGGCATCGGCAGTCGGCCGAAGCGGCGCTAGGGCGCATCCGGTATCGGGTAGACCTCGACCAAGACGGGCTTGCAGATGACGACCGGCGACACGGCACGCCCCTTCTTCGGCGGAGCTCGCCGCGTGTGCCTTGGACCTATGGAGCCAAGCACCGGCGGGTGTACTGATGGCTATCAGCACGGCACGGCGGCTGCTCGTGACGCGGTGCGAGGCTGCGACGGCAACACCGTTTGAGCAGGGGCTTGCGGGGCTCACGTTCCGCGAGATGCCGCATAGTCTGCCCGAGCTCGGGCCGCAGCATCGGCATCTGATGTTTTCCGTCGAGATTCGCCGCACTACCTACGAAGAGCGGCGCACGGGGCTGACGCGGGCGACGACCAGCGCGATCATTCTGCTGTACTACCGCCAGCGGCCGGCACACGCTGACGAGCCGAGCACCGACTATGACCTGTCGCTAGATGCCGCCGAGACGCTGCTGCGGGCGATGTGCAACGGCGTAAGCGGGGACATTGACGTTCACCCGGTAGCCATTGATCCTCGCGGCACATTGCCTGACGGCTCGATGGTTGCCGTACAAATTGAAGTCTTGATCAACCAGGCGATCAACGCCTAAGGAGTGCAGCATGGCCGGGTATTGGTCAAAAAAGCAAGGGTCCATCGTTATCAGTCAAGGTGCGACCACCTTTACGTTCGATGACGTCGGCGACTTTAAGGCATCGCCGATCATCGAAAACAACCGGGATCGCGTTGTCGTGCGGCATCGCGGGGCTATCGTGTCTGTCGAGTACGGCGACGAAGTCGAGCAGACCGGTTCCTTCAGCTTCAGCATGCCGCGCCAGGACTTCACCGACGCTGCGGCCGACCGCGTGCTTGATGCCATCTTGAGCACGGGCAACCTCGCGGGCGGCACGAATCAAAACTTCGTCACTGTCGATGCGCCGAAGCTCTGGTCGATGACGGTTCAATACACCGACGGCACGGCGACGGGTAGCATCACCTTCCCGCGCACATCGCTGTCTTGCGACATCGACGAGAGCGGCGACGTGATCATCGGCTCGGTGAGCTGGACTAGCTACGGCGCTCCTACGCTCGTCTGATTGAATCCATAGGGGGTAAACCATGCGAAAGCACAAACACATGCTCGGCGAAGACCTGCGCACATGGCGCATCATCCACGGCACGACATACCGATACAGCCAGCTTCTCACGAAGATGCAGGGCACGGGTTCGGGCACTGGCGCCGATCCCGGCCTGTTGTCTGTCTGCGCGTCGTATCTTGCGGCGTGCTGGGTAGGCCCTGGGGCGTCGTGGCCATCCCTTCGGGAGTGCGGCGGCTGTCAGGTTACGCAGGGCGACGCGGTTGTCGATGTGCTCATCGGGCGCGGCGTCAAGATCGGCGACGTGATGGAATGTGCGCTCGGGCTGTTTGCGGCTGCCGTAGATGCCCTGCCTAGCACCGAAGATGAGGTGCGCGAAACCGTGGATTTTACCGAGGCCCCGGCGCTGTCGATGCCGGGCTGATCCTGATGAGCATTGACCTCGGGCGCGATCCGTTCTGGGCGCATGGGCTCTCACGCGATGAGCTCACGGCCGTGCGGGCGGCCCTCGAGGTTCGGCGGCTGCATCGGCTTGAGCAGCAACCGGCGGACCAAGCGATGCCGAACGGCAACCCGCTTGCCAAGTTCGTGCACGACGCTCGGCGAGTCGCGAAGAAGCGGGGCGCCTGATGCCGGATTTTTTCCAGACGCAGTATCAGCGAGCATCGACGGCATACCATCGCGGCTATGAGATGTCGGATGCTACCGAACGAATCGAGATGCAGATCACGAGCACGCAACGCATCAACACGCAAGGCTCGTCAGCAGCCGAAGCGAGTAAAGCGCGCACGCTGGCGGCGCTGCATAAGGCAAAAGCAGACCTGCAGCGGCTCGTGGACAATCCGCCTTCGATGCGCGAAAGCGAGATATTAAGGGCGCGGCGTCAAGCGAAGCGCGATGTGATACGCGCGAAAGCGGACGTGACGATGGCAGCTATCGAGCTGCTGCGGGCTATCGCCCCACCGATTGCCGAAGCATTGCAAGAGGTGGTCGTCCCGATTGCGCAGCGAGCGATGGACGGTTGGCCGGTGCGCAGCGGCCGCAGCCGTGATCTGCTCGTGCTCAATGTGCAGGCGAGCGGCACGCAGTTTTCAGCGCAGATCGACAATGACGCGAGTTACGTCTTCTTCATCATGCAGGGCGCGCGCAATACTGCAGACAAGAAGCGTATGAAGCGCGGACAATACGCCTGGGTAACGCTGGTACGTAAGCCAATGCGGAAAGCGCCCGACAAGTTGGCACGGCTGATCGAAGACAAGTTCAGGGAGCTGTAATGGCACGCGCAACCATCGAAGTCACCGCCGACGTAGCCCGGTATCAGGCCGAGCTCGCGAAGATTCCGGGCATGACCGACAAGAGCGCAGCGAAAGCAGCCCTCAAGCTACAGGAACGGCTTGAACGCGCAGAGAAGCAGGCAGCGGCGGCGGCCGAGCGTGCGAGCACCAAAGCGGCCGAAGCGGCATCGGGCGTGGCCAAGTTCGGCAAAACGGCCGAGCTGCTAGAGCGCATGCGGGCGGCCCTGGGGCCGCTGGGCGATGTACTCGGCGACGTGACGGGCGGCGCAGATGACTTTGCGACAGCTCTTGAGGGATTTAGCGGTAAGCAGGTTGGTGCTGCGGCCGGTGCTGTCCTCGTTGTCGCTGCACTGGCCAAGCTCGGCGGCGCGGTGCTTGATGTCATCGGCAACCTAGAAGCCTACGAAGACCAGATCGCGCAACTGCAGCAAGACGGCACGATTACCGATGAGCAGGTCGAGGGGCTTCGGGAGGCATCGGCGGCTGTCGCAACGCTGAAAGAGTCCTTCGGTAGCCTGGCGGTCATCGTCGCCGCGAACGTCGCCCCGGTCATCGAGGACTTGAGCCGGGGCATCGTCGCCGTGCAGGGCTTCGTGTCGGGCGGCTTCGAGGGCATGCATCAAGCGGCGGCCCGATTCAACCGGCGAGCTCGGGAGATCAAACAAGAGCAGGACCGAGCCCGAGAGCAGACCGAAGAGGCCGAGAACGAGTCAACGTCTAATCACGAGTCCAGAGCAGACCGGCGCATCACGGCGATTAACCGCGTGGGCGATGCTCAAAAGCAACTGCAGCAGCTCATTGACGGCGCACTACTGCAAGAGGCCGACGCACGCGAGCGGATCGCGCTGCAGTATCAGCAGCAGATCGATCAAGTCTTCGCCCTGATGGAGCAACACCCGACGCTGGCGGGGCAGTCTCGCGAGCTTATCGAGCTATACCAGACGCAACGAGATGCAGCTATCGCGGCGTTCGACGCCGAAGAGCGACGCAAGCAAGCCGAAGAAAACGAGCGGCAGAATGCACGGCTGAAAAAGCAGATCGACGACATCACGGCGGCATACGAAGCGCAGCAGCAAGCGATGCGAGATTCACAAGCCCAGGTCATGCAAGCGACGGCCGAAGCGGTCGTGAGCATCGTGGGCGACATCGAGTCCAGCCTAGCCAGCGTGGCGCAGATGTTCGATACATCGACAGAGCAAGGCAAAAAAGCGGCGCGGAATATGGCAGCGGCGCAGCGGGCGCTTGCGATTTTTCAAGTCGGGATCAATCTCGCGCAAGCCATCTCGCAGAGCTTCGCCCAAGGTGGACCCGTGGCCGGTGCAGCATTGGCAGCGGCGGTCGGCTCGGCGTTCGCGGGGCTCATCGCGACGGTATCGCAGCCCTTGCCGCAGTTCCACACCGGCCGATTCGGCGCGGCATCGGGTATGCTGACAGACGAGCGCATGACCGGCGGCGTGATGACGGTTGCGCCCGAAGTAGTGATTCCGCCAGATCTTGTCAGTCGGAGCGGCGGGGCTGATGGCGTGCGGTCTAGGCTCGAGGATGACCGGCCGATGATTGTGCAGGCGGTCATCGACCTGACAGACGAGCGCATCGTGCTACCATTGTCGCGGGCGCTCGGGGCACGTGAGCGCGGCCGGATTGGAATACCCCTGGGGCGGACATGAGCGAGATACGCAGCACCGACGAACACGGGCAGCTCATCGTAGCCCATGACACGCGGGCGACCGTGTGGGATGCTGAGACGACCGCAGACACGGCCGACACCGTGCCGGGCCGTGTCGTGCCCTCTGTAGGCTCTCTCGTGCGTCTTGTGGCGTCGGGCGACCAAGAGGGCGCGGATACCATCGAGCTGCAGACGCTGCGCGCTGGGGCCGCTGGTACGCGCTTTGAGGTAGGCTGGAAGAAGAGCAGCGACACGCACGTGTACGGATACGACCAGCCGACGATCCCGACGCATACGGAATCGGTGTATTACACGACCGAGATCGGCACGGCGTACCTGTTTCAGAATCCTCGGGCGGTCGTGCTGGATGATCAGCGCATCCTCGTGAGCTGGACTCAATACGCGCCAGCCTACACGGGCTTGACGCCGCCTAACTACTATTACGCGGTCCGCAGCACGGCGGGCGTGTGGAGCTCGCCGACAGCGATATACGGCGGCAGCGGTGGCGATGTGCCGACGTTTCCGGGCTGCGAGGCATTGTCGGCGGCGCCTCTGGTGCGGCGTGACGCTGCAGGCTCGGTGCTCATCTACACGGTGACGCACACGCAGCTCCAGGGCGTCAACGTCATGCAGGTTGCGGTTGTGCGGTCGGTACAAAACGATCTGGACTTCACCGAAGACCCGGCCGGGCTGACGGCGGCGAATACCGAGTGCCTACCGGCGGGCATCGAGACGGCGGCAAACGATGCGATCCAGCTGTCGGTTGCCGAGCACGCGGGGCAAGTGTGCTTGATTCTGCAGCATGAAAACACCGTGTACCAGTACGCCAGCAATGACGGCGGCTATACCTTCACGCTGATCGGGTCTATCGGCTCGGTCAATCTGCTGTCGTCGGATCTGCTTGTGGTGCAAGGCTCCTTCGTGCTCGCGACCGGCGAGGGCACGGGCTCGGCTGCCCCGGTCAAGGTGCGGCGCATCGGCTCGGCGTCGGACAGCTTCGCAGATGTGACGGCCGTGCAGGTGGCAGACCTCGACGGCGGGGCATGCGGCCCGGTGCGGCTCGTGACCAGCGACGACGGGCACTTGTGGCTGTACGCGCATAACGCGAGCAACGACCGATACATATACGCCTACTACAGCAGCGACGGCGGCAGCGCGGACAGTTGGCAGCAGATTGCGACTGTCGGCGGTGTCGATGAGGGCGCTCGGGTCGTTTACGGAACGGAGTTCAACCAGCAGCAAACAGCGACGGCGGGCGATGTGCCGTGGTGCGTCTGCTGGCATCGAGGCCGTGTGGCGCTTGTGGCTCGGCGGCTCGGGGCGACTGGGGCGATCAACTCCTATTTGATGACCTATCTCGGGGGCTCGGCTGACCTTGTGATGCCCTACCGGGGCGAGACGCGGAACCGGCTTCAGCGGGTGTCGTGGGGCTCGGCGTGGCTGCCGGTAGGTGACCCGGCAAACACCTTCACCGAGACGGGCACGGTCACGAAGACGCCCAACAACGAGGGCGGCACTACATTAAGCACGGCTGCGGGCGTGACGGGTCGGTATGACGTCACGGGCTTGCTATCCGTCACAAGCGGCTCGGCGGGGCTCGGGGTGTCGTCGCAAGTGACGGCGGGCACGGTGTACTACGAGCTGCGCTGCACGCACGGCGGCGGCGAGTATTTGATGCAGATCGCGCACGATACCAGCAACCTGACTGCGTGGAATGGGGCGATAGGCACGGGCGTGTCGATGGGCACGGTCGCGACCACGGATCACCTTGATATTGTGGCGATGATTGTCGGCGGCGCTGGCGTCGTGTACTACCGCACGAGCGGCGACGATGACGGCCGAGCGTGGTCGAGGCTCGGTGGCGGCTCGCTTAATACGGTTACCGGCACAGCGACGCCGCAAAGGGCCTTTGTGGAGCTGCAGGCATCAACGACGGTAAAGGTTCGATGGCTCGGCATGTCGGTCTATACGACCCTCGCAGAGCGGCCACATACCATCCTGGGAGTGGGCATCACGCCGGGCGGCGGCTCGACGCGAGAGAAGCCTATCGGGCTGCCGGTCGGCCCTCTTCCGCAGTACATCGCAGATGCCGTGTATCTTGCGGGCTCGGCTGGTCCTGCGCATCTGGGCGATGCCTGGTCGGTGTCGCCGACATCGCCCTATGCTGTCGCCCGAGCGGCGTGCGATGCCGTATACCCGAGCCCTCGCACGCGGTGGCGGAGCTCGACGACCACGGACGGCATGATTGTGGCGTATCGCTTCGGCGACGAGAATAGCTCGCGCATCTCGGCGACCTGGGCCGTCTACATCGAGGGGAACGCCCCGAGCGTCGCGTTTGCGTGGCACGACGGCAGCGCGTGGGAATCAGACATCACTCTGACCCGGCACATCGAGATCGCGGGCATCCGTGAGGGGCAGATCGTGTATTGCACGACATCGGCAGCGACGCTCGTGCAGTACGTTGACAGAGACGAGCTCGTAGGCGGTTACGTTGACATGGGCTCGGGCGACGTGCGGAAGATCGTAGCCAACACCGCGGGGGCTATCACGCTGCCGACGGCGCAGAATGGCACCGTGGCACGCATCGAGGTTGAAGGCATCGACGGGACAGAAGGCGCGTCTGGCACGTGGCGGATCGTGTTTCCGCGCTCGGTGCATCTGCTGCCGGACACGCAAGCGGCGAAGCGCGGTTACCGGCTCAAGTTGCAGACAACGAGCGGCGGCGGCAATGCACCGCCCGAAGGATACTTTGAGCAAGCGCATCTGGTGGGGCCGGCGTGGCCGGTGCCGTGGCAGCATGGAAAAGACACGGTGCGCGTGCATCGCCCTCGGGCAGTCACCGCCGAAGCGGCCGACGGAACCCGACGCACGCACAAGCTGGGGCCGGCCGAAGAGACGGTAGAGCTGCACTGGGAAGCAGCACCGCGAAACATGCACGATTGGTACATTGACGCAGCGACGGCCGATTGGTTCGGCGTCGGCACAAGCCGCGACCAAGATGCAGCAGAGGGCGAGACGATGAGCACCATGCGGGCTCTGGTAGAGCGGCACGCATCGAGTGGCGCCCCGGTGCTATATGTGGCGCAGTATGACCGCGACACGAACGGCTCGGGCACGGTCGAGCACATCCTCCGGCATCGCTGCATGGGCTCGGTCGTCGGCACCATTGAGGGCGAGTGGCGCACCCAGCACGCCGGGCACGGTGACGAGCAGTATACCGAAGTCATCCGGGGCGGCACCGTGCGGATCAAGTCCCTATGAGCTGGTCTGCATTGATTCAGTGGGGCGACCGTCTCGTGCGCGTTTCGGGCATTGACGTCACGATAGAAGAGCGGATCGACCTCGCCTCAAAGGAGGGCGGCTACGCTCCGCAGCGACTGCAGATTGCGGCGATCCTGCCATACGATGCCGCAGCCTATATGTATCGGGACGGCTGGCGCCCGAATCAAGCGGGCGTCGTCATCGAAGACGAAGACGGGCAAACCATACGCGGCTACCCGGTGCAAGACATCCAGCCCGGCCGGGATGGCGAGGTGACCATCTTTGTCGTCGGGAATGCCAAGGTGCATAGCAGCTCGCAGATCCCGAGCACCGCAAGCGAGCTCATCGTGTCGCGCATCAATGTAGAGCGCACGCAAGAGCTGCGGGGCAGCGTCGCCGACCGGACACGGGAGATCATCGCGGCGACGACCCTGATCGCCGAGCTTCGGGGCATGTGGGGCACGTGGGGCAACCGTTACGGCGTCATAGGCGACCGTGCGGAATCGGGGGCGCTGGCGAAAGCGAAAGCCCGGCTTGAGCACGCGATAACGCGGGCGAGCTTTGAGGACTTCGATGCCCTCGTAGAAGGGCGCACCTATCCGCTTATCTTCGGCAAGCCCGGCCGATGCAACGCGGGCATCCGGGCGATCCTCGCGTCCATGGTCGATGACGTCGAAGAGCGGGTGATGATTGCGGGGCACGTGGCGCAGCTCGGCACGTGTCAGTTCTTCGGCCCGAGCAACGCGGACCCGGACGCCCTATACGACAGCGAGATCACGCAAGCGACCTTCGCAGACCAGGCCGGCAAGATTTACACGGGTGTCGATGTCGATACGCTGTCGCACTACGCGCACATGC